AACGAAGTTATTTGACTGGATGTAATTGCCAATTTTGGCGTTGGTAATACTCCCGTCCTGAATTAGCGCATCACGGATAAATACTTGCCCGTTATAGACAAAAAATGCAGCAGTGTAATTTCCCGGATCACTTCCGGAATAAATACCAAACTGGTCAGCAGCAAAAACCACTGTGGATTTATAGCTGTTCCCCGATGGCTCAATCGACATACCGAACCCGGTGCTGTATTTCACTCCATTCCTGACAATGCCGAGATTAGTGACATAAGAAGCTTTTGCCGTTCCATCAATATTTACTTCGGCGGTAAGTTTCTGGTTAACCGCAGCCGTCAGACTGCCTTCTGGTCCGATTGATGCCTGAACATAGGTGGACAGGTCAGCGAGTCCCTGCTCGGCTGTAGCAACGGTTGTTTTAACCACCAGGATGTCAGCCCGGACCTCCCCATATTGAGCCCACTGGTGTTCCACGGTTCCGTGGTTTGCCAGCGCATTTGACATGATACCTTCCAGATTAGTATCAACACCCTCCTGAACATTTTTAAACGCATCTGACTCTCGTATTTGCTCATCAATAAGCTCTATCATTCCTGGAATATCAGATGACGCCTGCCCGGATGCTTCAACAAATTCAGACACACCGAAAGCATTCCTGGTACGAACATAAACGTAATATGTTTTATCAGCCTGTAGACCATGAAGGGTCCACTGGTTAGAGCGCCCAAGGAACTGAGTCTGATCTTCAATGTCTGCGGGATTTTCTATCTGATTCAACCCGGAATACCAGAATTCAAACGAGGTGTCGGTCGTTGCCGTAATGCGCATAACAGGAACCAGGTCAGCAGAGAACAAGCCGGGCGTCCAGATAACACTGGATGGCGCAGGTGGTGCTCCGATAACCATGCTGATTTGTGTCTCTGCGCCTTTCATCCCGTTTTCATTACGACCACGAACACCCAGCGTGTAGCTGCCGGCATTCAGACCAAAAAACTCATAACGGAACTGGTCTGTTTCGTACTGCGCAACCACTTTCCCGTCATCGGTGTACACATACACTTCAAACACCAGCTTTTTGGTAGTGGTTGCCGTCTCCCATGTTGCAGTAACCTGTACAGTCTCAGAGTTGGTGTTGATGATGCGCAGGTTCTCCACGTTAGGTACGCGGTAACCGTTCAGCGTATCGTTGGGGACCTCAAACACAGCGCCTTCATCAACAATGGCCTGTTTGTTCGGATCATGTTGCGATGCAGTGATGCTGTAGACTGAATTGTTATCCGTCTCTGCAACGCTCAGGATGCGGAAGAGTCTGGTAGAAAGGTTGCTGGTAGAAATGGCAAATACAGTACCGTCACGAATCCATGCTGGCGTTGTTTTCAACGTCACTATATTGTCAGCAATACTGCCAATTTCAAACTTAACGAACTTCCCGTCACTGCCTATGATCGACATGGTGTCGCCTTCTGATATCAGAGACGAATCAACTGCATCAACGGTAATTTTGTTACCTGCATGCGACATAATGCGGCCACCAAGACGTGCACCAGCATAGTTGTTATCCATGATTTCAACGATGTCACCCGGCGTGAAGTGGATTGCATCGCGCGCCATCTGGAATGACAGTCTGCTGCTCTCGCGCTTCGCTGTTTCCAGCAGCCATTTCCCTGCTCGCCATGCCTGGCCTCGGGACGTACACCCAAATGCCTCAATGGTCGTTTCGTTATAGTTTCCACGTGCGATCATCTCATCGTCGGAAACATACTCTTTCACCTGCTCCCAGCCGTTATCAGGGTCAGTCCAGGACACAACAACGGCATTGTATTTCTCTGAACGCTTCACGGAGCTACGCTTGAACTCACCATCAACCACGTTAGCATTTGTTATTGTCGCAATCGGGTCCTGTGGCGCGTCAATCATGACGGACAGGCGCATCCCGTCCCATAGCGCTATGCCTCGAAACATGCTCGCTATCTTGTCAAGAATGTCACGCGCACTCGCCTGATCGGTAATATAAGCATTCAGCGTCATTCTTGGTTCCTGACCGCCGTAGCCGTCATTAACAAGTTGATCGCAATACTGAGACAGAACATACAGCGCCCCGTCATCGACATCGATATACCCAGCTCGTTTCGCCAGCCCGAAACGGGTATTCTTCGCCAGTTCACGGAACAGCCACGCCGGGTTGTTAGTCCACGCTTTTTTGAATCCGCCAGTCCACAACCCCGAGTAAGTTCTGGCAATCGGATCGTAGTTGTCAGGAACATCCACAATCAGTCCGCGAAGATGGTATGTGCGACTAGGGGTGTCGGTGTACTGGTCTCGGTCAATAACCGCACCAGCGATAGCGGAGAACGGATAGTTCAGGTTATCGTCGGTGATCTCGCTGTAGCTGTTCCAGATAGTGCCGTTTGACAGCAAATCACTGGTGCTGTCCGGCGTAATTCGACGCACACGGATATCGAACGGTTTTGTGTCAGGGGCATCAATCAGGTGCGCCTCAAGATACTCGCCGGAAATTTTACCTGGGCCGATAGTAACGTTTTTTTCGATAACCCATCCGGTTGAACCAGTTCGGGACTCGATGACCATAGTTACTGAGGTGTTCTTTTGGTTACCTTTGGTGTCCTGCTCGACCAACCCGGTTGTCCCAATATTAAAACGCACCCGGGTTACATCCTGGTCTGTAATGGTGCGCACCAGCGGTGTATCGTAGGTAACTTCAGTATTGACGATGGTTGTCGCTTCGATTGCAGAGAAACCATTGATTGGTAATTGATTTTCAGAGCCCGGTCGCCATGCAACGCTGATACCGTTAACACTAACGTTTCCGTTGGCGTCAGTAACCGGCGTTTTATTCAGCCTGAATGAAGACAAATGTGACTGATCAATCGGGCCGTAGATTGGTCCTTCCGATATAAGGTCCAGCACCCGGTAAAATTGTTTTGATTTGAGGTTATCGTCAAGGAGAGTTGGGGTTGAAGACTTGCCACCACCTGAAGACATATCGCCACCTTAGCTGATTGATTCTGTCCAGTCCTGATTGTTACTTGTGTCAATGCCAAGAGAAATGACATTCGATCCGACCTCCATTTCCCCGAGAAGAATTGGAACCGATCGCCCCTGTCCTACCCTGTTTTCTGCACTGGTAAATGAATTGTTCGTTAATGTATTTGTTTCCGCCGCTTCTGCAGACGTTTTCGTTTTCATATTACGGGCCATATAAATAGAGTACGCAACAGACGCAGCGGCGATGACCAGGGTGGCAACAAGGGCAACAGTTCCCGAAATAGCCCCCTCAATTACCGGAACAAACAACACTGTGGAACCGTCTTTAAGGTTTCTGTCCATATGCCACTGGACGGAATCTTCTGTCACCTCATCACCTGCAACACGCATCCTGATCCGGGAACTAAGAAATGCTTTTTTAAATTCGTGATTCTGGGAAAGGAGTAACCGTAATCCCTGCGCTGGCGTATCAACGTTCAGAGGGACCTGGCGGTAAAATCGGCGTAAATTGCCTGCAAATTTAAAGATGAGCACTGTTCGTGTCTCCATATGGAATGCATCTGCTTAACGTATGCCTGACGCATAGCCTCTCTCCGGCTCAGGTGCCCAGCGTGGTCATGGTGAAGCACCATGTTGTCATCGAGGAGAATCATTGCGTGGCAGGGGTCAGCGCCGGGGAATGGCTGCCTGATAATCACATCACCTGGTTGCGCTTCGCCCGGCGATACCTGGTGGAAGCCATTGAGCGGCATGTTTTTCAGGTATAGGTTTTCGCCACGTAACCACCAACCATTCGCACGCTCAAAGTTCGGCAGGTTAATACCGCACAAATGATATGCGTCTCTGAACAGGGTGTAGCAGTCCATAACACCATGCTCGAACCTGCGCCCCAGCAGGAATGGCAATGGCCTGAACTTCATAATTCTTCCAGCGCACGCAAGCCACCACGGAAGCCCTGTAACCCCTTGCATCTGGCGATCAGAACCAGACAGGAACGGTACATTCTCAGGGTGCGAGTGAAAGACCGCCGTCACCTCTCCTGCTTCCTCGGCTGCCAGCCAGTCATCATCACTGATGCGGAAATGCTTGCCCGGATCGGGGTGCACGTTCTGACAGCGGAACAGCCGATCGCCATCAAGGATTAAGCCGCACACTTCATCCTGCGACGATGCCGCATATTCGAGTAACTCTTGCATCAGGAAACCTTCTGAGAGCCGGGGAAGCTACTGATTGGCATTGGTTCCGGTCGCGGATAACGGAAGCGGCAGCCGCTACGGCGGTGAGAGCACTTGTCTTTCGCCGGGTCCGTGGTTGGATTGTCGCGATCATCTGCAACGGGAGGCCCGTCATATCCACACCCGACGCCGCGATACTGCCACTGGCACACGTCTGCCAGAATAGTGCGAGCCGGGACAATGGCGTTATCGCAGTCAATCGGTGTCGCCAGCGTGTAGGTCACCTGCTCGAACGTCTCTTCCGTCATCTCTTCAACAACGTAGCGGGAAACTGCTTCCTGCGTCGGATCGGCATCAGGGTTACCGTTAGGGAAATTCACCGCGTCCAGGTACTTAACCGGTACCTGACGTCGGGTGATTACCACGCCAAGCATGTCATCAAAGTCATGGTTGATACCCGTCAATAAGCCGGTAACGTTCGCCACCGCCATTGACGGGCGGGCATAAGTGCCTTCGTTCTTTGACTCGAATCCTTCCACTGCTATTGGGTACGCCTGATACTGGTTACCTTTCCAGATAACGTTACCGTAATAGCCATTTGTGCCGGAATGAAACCGGATAAGGTCGCCACCAAAGGGTTGCAGGTCAGCTTCGAACAAATCGATGAATGCGCCTACTCCGGCGTCTACGCTGTCGATAATTAGATTTGCTGGTATGTCGCGCACGGCAAACTCCCATAAAAAAAGCCGCTCGGAGGCGACTTGTTGTTAATCCCATTCTTCGTGTGATGCTGCATCATCCAGCGCATGAGCTATCACTTTCTTTTGCCAGTCAGTGAATGTCGACCACGCATCTTTTAGTTGAGGAGTGATATAGTTTCGCCAGTTATGAGGGCCACCCACTGCGCTAAAGTCAGGATGGTTCCAGTCATCCGCTTCATATCGACAGCAGCGTTCTACATCATCGTTCTCTCTCTGTCTCTTTTCCTTCTCGCTTAACGATTGAGGCTTTACTGGAGGCTTTGCAATCACAGCACCATTCAATAATTTAATCATCTTGGCACCTGTTCAAACGTGGCCGTTAGTTCAAATAGCGGCCCCGTCTTTGTCATATTCCAGGAGCGGCAGATAAAAAGTGCCTGCACTCCCGTATCGGATGGCGTCCAGTAGAACGCCTCTACTGCCATTCGAGCCTTGAGAAATGCCTCAGCATCCTTCGCTGGATTGCCACGGCAAGAGCCGCTGACACCGCGAAAGGTGAGCGAGTATTTATCCATTAACGGATTGATACCCTTCGCCTGCCGCTGCTCGTAGCCGTCACCGAGCTTAACAACGGCTACGTTTGGGGTACGTTCAACCTGATAAGCTCGCTGCGGTGTCCATGTGAATTTTTCTGTCACGATTACCTCCGTAGTAACCCGTTCGGACGTTGCTGGTCGCGGATGGTGTTCAGGCTCACCTGCTTCATCATCTGCGCCATCTTAGCCATGGTCGCATCGTCTATGCCGCCAGTGGTGTTGATTTCGAAAGTGATGTGCTGCACCACCCCACCGCCTCCTCCAACCTTATCAGCAGGAATAATCTTCCCTGACTGGTTCGGGATGAATGCCTGCTGCCCACCTGCTGTCTGGAAGATTTCAGAGCGTCCATCTTCGTTGATGCGATAGGCGTTGCCGGCTGATACCGTGCCGCCGTAGCGACGACCACCTGCAAGAGCCATTGCCTTAGCAGCTACCAAAGACTGAGCATACGCAGCCTGGCCTACCCCTGCCGCGCTGCCGTATGTGGCGATTGAGGCGCTCATTGCGGCTGGCGCCCATGCAGAGGCGGCAGCGGTAGCCTGTGCCATAGTCGATGCCAGTGATGCAGCGGCTGCAGCTTGCCCCATTAACTGACTCTTAACCCACTCCACGCCCATCTGAACAAAGCTGCCAACCACACTGTTAAGGATGGTAGTGCCGATGTTAGCCAGTGATTGTTGAAGGCTCTGAGTGCCGTTAATCAGCCCGGTTATGGCATTGGTAGCTCCGCCCTGAAGCGAATCTACAGCGTCAGCCATGAGCTGGTTGGTGGTGCTCTGGTTGCGATAGATTTCCCATTGCGCAGCGATACGAGCCTGCTCGTATTGAGTATTGGCAGCATTCATCAGTTCGAGACCACGCTGAGTGATCTGGCCCTTTTGGGTTTCAAACTGCTGGATGAGAGCCAGTTCCTGCGCGTGCTGATTTGCTAATTGCTGAACCGGGTCGATTTCACCAATTGCAGATTGCTGAGGTGTTACTGCCTGCTGGGCCCGGATTTTTGCCAGGTTAGCCTGATGCTGCTGCTCGATACGCAGAGATGTTTCGTTGAATTGCTCCTGACTTATCTTCTTGGCGGCCAGAGCGGTTTTAAGGTCTTCAACATCCTGTTTGTAGCTAGCATTCTCTTTGGCTTCCGGTAGTAGTTTTTCCGCAGCGGCCTGGGCTTTAAGGGCATTTGCTGTATCCCAAATTTCCCCGCGATATTTACCAGCCAGCGCGATCTGCTCTTGAGTTGCTCCTTTCCCTAGCGATTGCTGGGCTGCGAGAACTGCCTGTTCGCGGCTTAATTCTTTTGTTGAATCAGCTGCGAGGTCTGTTTGCTGCTTAAGATTGGCAAGTTTTTGGGCAACGGCTTCCTGCTGGTTGGCTGCCCTGGATGCTTCGGATGCGGCGTCTTTTGTTTCCTTTTTCCCTTTCTGCTGAGCTTGCTGCGCGTCGTATTCGGCAGCAGCCCTTTCCCTCGCCAGTCTGACGTCCGCCTCGCTTCCGCCCAGCTTCCTGATGTCCTGCTCAGCCCTCAACTGCGCACGTTTGCGATCGTTGAGTTCACTTTGTAGCGTCACCTGGTCTTGCAGTTTATCAAGGTAGTCCTGAACATCTTTCGGGCGCTCTACCATCAAACTGCTGGAGTTGAATTTCTCCTTCGCTTTTGCGGCAAAGTTAATCATGTCTCCAAGCCTGCCCATCATGCCAGCGGTGACACTAGCTTCCTCACCATCCCGGCGAAGCAGGTCAATCCCTTGCCTCATCGTGCCATTGAGCGTGGAGCGTCCTATGTTAATAGCGTTCTGCGTCTGGCTAAGGCGATTCTGAGCACGTTCAAGCTCGAGAGTTGCAATCGCTAATTTATCCTGGGCACCACCTAATGCTTCAGCAGCCTGACGGCCTCGAGTAGTGTTCGTTCCCCAGTTAGCTATCTCCCTTTCTTGCCTCTGAACAGCAGCTGTAGCGTCGTTAAATTCTTTCTGTGCGTCGGCTACCGCATCGCTAAGTGTAGGAAGGTTCTGGCTTAGCTTGCCGATGGTTGCTGCCAGCTCAGTATGCGACATGGTCTGGAACTTGGCGCTCAGTTCATTGACGCTATCTGCCAGGTTATTGGCATCGTCTCTGGCCTCTTTAGCTCTCTGAGAGAAATATAGAATTGCACTGGCCGCGAGCATGGCAGCGCCAGCGGGGCCACCGATGAGAGACAATCCTCGGCTAACCAGCCCTGCTCCTGTAGACAATCCAGCCTGTGCCGCTTTATTTGCTGCCAGAGCGCGATTGTAATTATCAACAGCTCCAGCTGCTGCTGCACGGGCCGCAGATAAACGTTGCTCAGCAGCGGCAGCGTTTGTTGCACTAACGGCTGTCTGCTTCATCATTTCCGCAAGGCGGATTTCATCCAGCGCACGTTCTTTTGCGACGGCGGCAGCGCGGAGATCTGCTGTAGCTTTGTTTGCCGCCGCCTGTGCGGCCTGCAGTTCAGCGGCTGACTGATTCCTTGAAGCCACAGCAGCCTTAACTTTAGCAGCGGTCGCCATAGTCAGAGCGCCAACGTAACGACTTCCCATTACCGCTGCGACACCAGTCAGAATGGCACTTAAAGCGCCGATATTTTCACTGACGCTGATTACGGCGTCGTTGAAAATCGCTGTACCGGTTTTAACCGTGGAGTTTTCACCAAAGAACTTGGTGATATTGTTGCCGGCAACCTGCAAAGCCTGGCTGATAGTTGTGGTGGTATTGGCGAACTCATTGCCGATCGTCACCCCCTGTGAAAGTAACCCGTTAACCACAACATCAGTAGTCAACTTTCCGGCCGCAGCCATCTGGCGCAACTCACCAATACCAACGCCCATTGAATCAGCTAAAGCAACCATCAGTCTGGAGCCCTGCTCAGCAACAGAGTTAAATTCTTCCCCTCTCAATACGCCAGAGGCTATGCCTTGCGATAGCTGAATAATGGCATTTTCGGCCTCTTGCGCAGTGGCACCAGATACAACAAAACCCTGGTTGATGATAGTTGTCAGCTTAGCAAGGTCTTCTGCTGAGGTATTATATTGCCGGGTACCACGCTCAAGTCGCGCATACAACGTAGCAGTCGCGTCGAGGCTGGCTCTGGTTTGCTGAGTGATATTGAATACGCGTTCAGTCACATCGACCAGTTGCTCATTGGGGCGAATGGCGTTAGCCAGTTTGTTGTTGAGCGTAGTCCATGCGTCGGCGTATTGAGATACCTGTTGAACAGACAGAATAGCCATAAGAGAAGTGGCAACCCGGCTTAGGCTACTGAAGGATGATGTTAGCGATGAAGCTGCCTTGTCGGCGCGGTTGAACCCGCCTTCCATGCCGTCAGTTACGTTCCGCACCTGCTTGTCAGCGCGTAGCAACTGAGCCGTATCAGCCTTAATTACATATTCAATATCGCCTACATTCTCGGCCATTTCATTTTCTCCGGGCAATAAAAAACCTCGCCGGAGCGAGGTTTGCATTCATAGATTCTTTACATTCCAGAAATCGCTTTTGACGTGTTATTTATGCACTCTTTCATAAATATTGTCCGAGTTGCATTTGTATTGTTTTTAACACTTTCCACAAATGAGCTATCTGCCTTCATAGCATTTACTGAAGTTATGAATTGAGATTTCATATTTACTGCAACACTCGGATCCAGGTTGGGATTTTTTAACTTTATCTTAGCGATAGCGTTATCAGCAGATGCCTCAGCGGATTTATTAAAGAGAACGACATCTGTAATTTGTTCCCATGAGATCTGGCACCCTATCTTTGCCTGCTTGTTTGCAAGCGCTACCTTTTCAATGTCAGGTCCAGCACATCCTGATAAAGCGAGGAATTCATAATCATCAGGAGTGGAGAACGAACCATCAATCACTGTTCTCCCCCCCCCTGGTAGGCAAAAGTCTTAAACCCCACATAACCGCCGTAGGAGTTTTTTGAATTAACCTCTCCGCAAACAAATCTCCCGCCTTGAGAGTTTGTAATCTCTCTGACACTCTTAAATTTTGTACTATCGGGATCTTTCATCTGATTTTTTATTGCACTTTGGGCTGCACGAACCTCGCTAGCAAAACTTGAAGTGCTCACCATGGAACATATCATTGCTATTGCTACGAAAATCTTCTTCATATCCCTATCCCCTTTGGTAAAAGATGAGGGAATCCTAGCAGGGATCTCCCGCTCGAAAAAGAAAAGCCACCCGGAGGTGGCTTGTCAGTATACCCAGCAGACTAGCGGTTTTCGCAACCAAGCTGAGATTTATCGATGATTTGAGTACCTTCAACACGGAAACCATAAGTGCCGAACAGGAACGCATGGTTAAGCTGATAGATAACAACATCGCTCAAACCTACAGAGCACTTATCTTTTTCGATGGCGCGATCCATTGCTGTTTTGACGCTAGGAATGCCCAGTGGGAAAATGACAATCGGAGCTTTGTCTTCACCAGTTACGCGCTGACCTTTTTCAAACTTAGCTGCGTTCAGGTTATAGTTTTTGGTACTGCCTACAGTCATATCAGCAACACGAACAGTACAGCCAGACAGCATTAAAGCCCCGAGAGCTAAAGCAACTACTTTTTTCATTTTTGTTTCCTTTGATTGCAATCGGAAACATCTTAACAGCGTGGATTTTATGATCAAATAAAACCCGCAGTTAAGCGGGTTATCGCTGCCTACATAATGCCAGGCAAATACATTTGAACTTCATCAGCAACACGATCCCGTGCTGCGTTCAGTAGTTGCTTGCGGCCGCCGGAACCCCATCTGGCCATCTGGCTGGCGCATTGGCTGATCTGCTTGGTTTCAGTATTGATGATGTGGTCAATTTTGTTCAGGCGGGACATGGCACTAATGCCGAGGCGAACCACCGTTCGGAACACCTCATATACTTCAATCTCAAATTCCGGCTTAATCCATGCGGCATAACGGATCGCCAACAGTTCAACACCCCAAACGCCTGGTTCATCCCCACCTTTAATAACATTAAGTGGTTGAATTTGTTCCAGAGTGCTTTTTTGCACTTTGGCTTTTAGTGCTTTTATGAAGCGCTTAACTTGAGCACTACGCAAAAACTGACTTGAGCACTACGCAAAAACTGACTTGGGCGCTGCTGTTCTGTTGCCTCTCCGTTTGCCACTGCGGCAGCGTGAAGATCATTGAGGTTGTAGCGCCCTTCGTCATCAACGCGAACGGAAACTCCGTTTACAGATACGGTTGGATAGTGCATGAGGTTTACCTATAGAAAGTGAGCCTGTCACACAGAGATAGCAGCCCCAGAGTACAACTAACTCTCAGGCTCGCTTTCTGTAGGCTCTAGGATTATAGCGTGC